ATTCAACTGACTAACGCAATGACTGATCGAAATGTAACTAGTTGAATATCCTGCAGCTCCAGGTGCATCAACTACAAAGTTCAATTTCATTACAGCAGGTTGTAAGGCTCGTGCTTTCTGGTTATACTTTCGTTTGGCCATAAAGCGTGGGGTATAGTAGATAGTCTATAACTTTGTCCATGAATGAAAATTCATCCACGGGCCCCTACCCCCACAGAACCCAGCAATTGCCATATGCCTGCATACGGATTCCTGTCTTCTTAGCCTTCCACCGGAGNTGAAGGTCTTTAGATTAGTAGGGCGCGTTGCTCCTAAATCATCNTAGTTTTTGCAATAACAAACACTTCGGGTTAAACATACTGGTATCGATATCCCTTGGGATATACTTTAGATCAACAAGTCTGCATTGATAATAGCCAAATGGTTTGGCAATCATAGGTTCGATATTACAATGTGGACATCTCACGAACACACCTCCCGCAATACTCTGGAGGGTTCTTATGCCAGGAGCGATCATAGCTATGAATAGCTCTACAGTTCTGGCAAGTATAAGTTCTCATAACCAACACCCACAATCCATGGGCCAGCAATGGTTACAATATAGTCTCCTGTTATCAAGATAGAATCCTAGTTCCATAGACACACCAGAAGGAGTTAGTCTATTAATTAAGACAACGAACATGTTCGCTAGTCTACGTACTCATTTAGGCAATTCGGACAACGCCACAAGACAATTCCATAATCTAGAATAGGGCTAGAATCTCTTAGTGAACTCATAGAATGAGAACACCGTGGACACTCCTCTGTCATGACCACCACGCAAGTTGATCGTAAACACCTTGAGCTACAGCAATCTCTTCAGGAAAACTCCTGAAGACTTCAACGGTCACTTTCCTAGACGCATGCTCAATAGAATCTTGATACGTCCACTGACCCTTAGCAGTTTCATTCATAATATATCGATAATTCTCAGTTCCTTCGTCACGATCTATTGCATAGGATACACCATATCCTACAACATAAGCAACAGCACCTATTACGACAATATGCCGCAACATCGATGCGTAAGTCATCCCAAGATAATAAGGAACAACTCTACGAGCTGCCTGGTCAAGAGCTAATCCACCGAGACCTGAAACGATGTCCTCTTCTAGATTAGTTAAGCGAGTCAAAAACTCACCTCTTTGATTTCTTTACCTGAACAAGTTTCTTCGAACTCTTCTTCTTGTTAGTATATCTATAACGGACGGTTTTACCGTCTTTTTTGAAAGTCTTACCATAATTGTAAGCCATTATAAGCACACTCCAGAAGCACGTGTAATTAATAGATCAGTAACGCCAATAAAATGGCTCAACAAAATAACGAGAAGATACTCTATTCGATTATTTCTAATATGATCTAATGCAGTTGCTACCTTTATTCCAGAAGCAACTGTCTGTGCAGTTTCTGCCGCAGGTTGCATCAGAACTCCCCCATGGTTTCAGCGAGATATCCTCGATGATTACCAGGCACTAACGTTACAGTAATATAATTATGATTCTGAGTCCCTGCCTGNGCAGCCTGATTAGAAAAATCTATTCGAAGAAGGCCACAAGGNGCAGTGAAAGGTCCAGAATTGTAAGAATTTATTCCAACAGTAGATTGATTCCAAGCATAGCCTTGAGTTTCAAGCTCAACAAAATTGATAGAACCACCAGGGTATTCGTCTTGATCATAAGGTAATTCGTCGTTACGATTCTGGGCATTTACAGCAACCTCATCTAACGTGGAACCTTCATCAAACATTTCGGCCAAAAACGAACCACTAATGATAGGTCCTGAAGGATCAGGACTAGTAGGTGTAGCTCTTGATTCTTGATAACCATGAATCATACCCTTAGAATTAACTGGTGCACCAGCATCCGGGCCAACCATATGAAGATCATATTGTCCAGCAACACCAGCTCCTCCATCATTCGGAATAACTATTTCAGATGAAACCCATTCCTCTGATCCAAGCATATCTTCAGAAGCGAGAATTCCAAGTGGAATTGGTCCTAAAGGATTCCTTCCAGGTCCTAAATTTACAGGTCGAAGATCAGTGCCTACTACGTGTCCTTCTTCCATCGATATTTTAAAATCTCTATAACGTGCAACAGTTTCTAATGAATCAGTAGCTTCTAAAGCTTCGTCTTGCTGCTTCTTCCAGAGACTAAATGTCTTCTGCCAAGCATTAGCAACACTCCAGGTATGTGGAATAGTATTCAAAGTATACGTACTACCACCGGCAGCAGCAGGTTGCATAGTAACCTTAACATTAGCAACTGCCCAGTTGAGACCTTGTCTGTAGAAACGTCGATTCAACTGACTAACGCAATGACTGATCGAAATG